CGCATCTTCATGTCACGCAAGTTTATCCGACCCTTTCTCTTTCTGCTAGCATTTATAGTTTTGATGACATGGTTTGTTCGGAAATCTGATTGGTATCCGCTTACCGACTTAACTTTTGCACTGTGTTTGCCGGGCTTCACTCCAAAGCACTTGAGCTGTTCATCCATGCCACACTCACCACTAGTCACCTCGCGCTTTCTTTCTGTAGACATGGAGGCTATCACCTTTAAGGATAGCTGATCGCTCCATGCAACATCGCCAGTGAGAAGATCATCGTCGTCCTTGGGGAGCATGCCAATTTCGATTAAATAGTCCAACTCATCCATTTTGAGCAGCCACTTTTGACGTAAGGATACCAAATTTGCATCGTATATCGAACGAACGACATCCATTGAGTCGCCCCAAGTTATGCTCGATCGAGCTCTCTTAATGCAATCGAGTATGTCATCGATTACGGTCAGACCTGTGAGAGGTTGTATTCCAAGATGACAATGCACAAACGATTGTGGATACAACCCATTTGGCCCGCAGACCACGTTGTTGAACTCGGCCATTCGATATGACTCGATTGCCTTATCTGTGGAATCTCGCATCATTGTGTGCTTGAGCATTGAAATGTTTGCATCAAACTGCCAGTTTGCTACCGACTGGGCGTGTGACTTCGAAGCCTCGTGCATCACGACGTAGCGTGCAGCATCATCACTCGTAGTTACGACGTCGCTCTCTTTGATGTGTGAGCACATTTCGTCGAACATCTTCTGAGCACCTACACTAGTTACTGTATTCACGACAGCAGCTGCCATGGCTTTAACACCCTGCCCCATGTGTGTTCGACTCAGTATCATTGGCCTCATGTACACTCTATTATTCTTGTGCACTCTAACATACTCTCTAGGTAGGTCTCCAAGTATATCTGGATTGCAGTCATCTGGTATTATACTGTATCTACTCTTATCAGTGCGCATGATGGAAGCTGCCGAAATCAAACTAGTGCTACCTGTGAGATGAGCTACAGTTGATATGACGAGCGCCATGAATTCGGGTTGCATCCAGCCACAAAAGAATTCCTTGTCTTCGCTTCGAGCTATGCCACCACTCTTCATGGCTTTGCTAAAATTTACTGCGAAGCGGCTAAACTTCTCGGGATTCTGCATCATGTCGGACGGGTCAGAGTCGGTGTATATTTCGCATAAAGACTCCGATGCGAACTGAAAGACACGC